CACTTGTACTCATACCCGGGGTCTTTATCCGGCTCTGGTAAAAGCTCTGCTGGCATCCATTGTTTGGGACGTTCCTGCATGGCACGAGTTTGAAGTTCACGCGTTAATCTATTTTCTGTAGTTGCCATTTTAAGCCTCCAGCTTAGTCATTTCACGAACATATTGTTCAGGGGTCACGCCAAGCTTTTTAGCTATAGCGGCTGCACTTGCAGTTATTACAACCTTTTTGGAGGATGTACTGCGTGTTGCCGGTGCAACTACTGTACTCGTACGTGTACGGGATGGTTTTTCCACCTCGTTTTTAGTGTCAGCGAATTCTTCAGGAAAACGCCGTCTTACCTCTTTGTCGATACTGTTGAAATACTCATCAGTACCAATAAAACCTCTACCAAATTGCCGTTCAAGTCTGTCATGCGTTTCAGTTGCATAATAGGCCATTGACTTTTTATTTGGGTCAACATACCACGGATTTCTAGCTACCCATTGTGCCACTTTAGGGTCCATCTGTGGTTGTGGAGCAACTCTTTGTTGTGTTTTTACATCAGTTTCTTCATTTTGTACAGTAGGTTTGAAGTTTTTTGCTTTGTCTAACTTCATTGACGCCGCAATCATCTCCTGCTGTGCTTCCAGCAATTTATCAGCATCACCAGAGTCATAAGCCTCACGGTAATTCTTCTTGGCTTTGTCCAGTTCTAACTCAGCCGAAGTCTGATAAGTAGAAATGAGTTCTTTCTCGCCAGAGTGCAACATGGACTTCAGACGACGGTTCTCATCTAAGATTTGTTGCGCTGCAACAAGAGCTTCGTTTTGCTCTCGTAAAGCCGCTTCCTTAGCCCGACGCTCGTCATGCCACGCTTTTTTATATTGCTTGAATTTAGTTTTGACGTTCTGAGAATAGTCGTCAGACTCGTCAGCTTTTTCTAAATCCTTTGTAATTTCCTCCGGCAACGGGTTAACGTTGCGATCTTCTGGAGGTGCATCATCTTGAATTACAACTTCTACATCATCACCCTCAACGCTAATATCGACTTTATCTTCGATCTCGTCAGGGAACTTAAATTCATTCTTGTCCATATCGGTTCCTTATTTACGGCGAATGCCACGTGGATCATCAACAACACCATCAACGCAGTCGTCGTAGATCATTCTAAATTCACGCCCATGAATCACAAGCCTTGAACCTGTGTTGGGTCGCACCAAAATAAAATCTCCTTTCTTACACCAAGGACCGGTAGGAAACTTATCTTTGTTCATATAGCAATCAGGACCAAGAGCAACTACAAATAAAACTGTAGTTAATGTCTCTTCAATACGCATGGTCTCATCAGCTTTAACTAGACCACTATCGTAAGAATCCTCTGCTTCTGGAATTGCACACAAAATGTGATAGCCCGATGGTCGGGGTAACTGTTTTGCTTTCTCTTCGGCGGTGGCCTCCGAGCTGTACATACCTACTACCTGCGGGTTATCGGGGTTTGAGCCGATAAGGATTTCACTCATCAGAGTTCTCCAAGTTACGTGTAAGGTCTGTCATGTACTGCCGCGCTGTGAGAAGACCTTTAATCTCACCGCACATCTTGCTGTACTCCGCAAAGTCCTTAGCTGCAAATGCACCAAGGGCATCTTGAAGTTGATTAACTGTTCTATCAATGTCCTGCTTAAGCAGGTCTACTACTCTGTCATGTTCCATCAATCACCTTTGGTGGGTTTATTTTTCGCTGCCTGCATAGCCTGCATCGCTTGTATGCGAGCTTGCTCTTTCTGATGTTTCAAAGTTGCGGCATGTTTAATTGCATCCACACCCAACCGCGCACCCTCTGTCTCATGTGCGTGACGACGTTGTTCTCTGTCGCCATGTGCTTTTACTGCTAGTTGTGCGCCAGCCGTCTGTTGCTGGGCTGCGATCCGCTCACGCTCAATCTGGAACTGCTGCATCTTAAGTTGTGCATCAGTCTGATCTTTCTGCGCTTTGCGTTGTAGGTCTTGTGCTTTAAGCTGTAACTCTTGTTGCTGCAACTGGATAAGCGGGTCTTGAGATTGCTGCTGTGCTTGCTGTTGCTGAGCTTCTTGTTTATGTTGTTGTAACAATTGTTGTGCAGCTTGTGCGACCATCTGGGAAATTTGAACTTCCATCTCTGGAGTCATTTCTTCCTCATTTGCATCCTCTTTGTATGGAGGCAACGTCTGACCCATAGTCTGTTCAATTTGCTTGCGGTACTCCATCCCTAAATGTTCTGCTACGTGAGCAGACAAGGCAGAAGAAATCGCTTGCGCCATCTGTGGATTTTGACCAATAAGCTGTTGAATGTGTGGGTCTTGTGCAGCAGCCATGTGTGAGGTAATGTGAGCTTTATGGTCTTGATACAAGAACGCCTTGACAGGTTTGCCCGCCAAAATATTCTGGTTCTCAGTCACAGGATCACGTGGCTTCATGTCCTCATGCAACGGCACTAACTTCTGGTAGTTTTTGATCCCCAACACGTCAAGCATCTGACGATGTAAGAGAGGTAAGTCGTAGAGCTGTGGAGCTGTCTGCGCTAACTGTAACGCTGCTTGATACTGGACAACTTTCTGCGCCATTGTTGCAGCGTTAGGGTCACTGACAGGGATAACATCCACCATGTCATAGTCAGCTTGTTTAGCTTTTCTGCTACCTTCTTCAGGTTCATATGGATAGTCCTCTGGTGTGAAATCACGAATGATCTCTTTGAGCAGACGGAACTCCTGCTTCATTGAGTAATGAACCCGCGCCTGAATAGCACTCATCATCTTAAGAGTGCGCTCTAAAATAGCCAGAGTAGTCCCAACTGGGGACTGTGCGCTCATGTCAGATGTTTGCAATTCAGCAGCGCCAGCAAACCTGCGCCCTTCTTCTACGATATTACCTAACAACGAATAGAGAACTTGGCTTGGCTCTTTGTATGGCAACGGCATAATGTTGTCACGCATTGAACCACTAGGTACATCTACATCACGGAACTCACCCGGGGCAATCGGAGTATCGTCACCCTTTATTCGCAACCCGCGAGTTTTAAAGCCACCGGGCAAATTAGATAAAGTGCCAGCATCAACCAATTGGCGAATAATAGAAGTGCCAGATTTAGCAAAAGCACCGATAAGGTGAATAAGGCCAAAACAATAAAACCCAAAACCCGGGATATATCCGTAATGAACGAAATGCTGGCGCTTATGACAGAGATCATCATCAGGTTTCCAGTTGCGACGGATCGCAAGAATATTGTTAGTGCCTTTCTCAATCGTTACGATATAGGGCAGGGCGATGCCTGTCTCATGTCCCTTGTCGTCCTTATGCTCATAACCGGGCAAGTCTAGCTCGACGTGCATCTCAAGAATCTTAAACCGATTGTCTTGCGTTGCTCTGAACCCAAGCTTTTCAGCAATTTTCTTCTCTACTTCATCTAGGACATTAGTAGGTTCACCTAAGTCAATGTCACGGTAAAACCCCTCATGCTGCAAGCGCCTTAAGTCGTTTGCATTTTTACGCATCACGTGTGTGATCCGCTCAGCCGACTCTAGACTTGATGCACCGTATGGCACGACCACATCTTCAGCAGGCACATACATCGACACTTGACGCCCAAGGCTCGGGTCGTAATACACTTTCTTAAACGCATTACCCGCTAACCCCAAGCCCCACAACATACGCTCATGCTCAGGGCGGTATTCCTGCATCACGTCTGTCAACTGATAGTTCATATCTTCCTGAACTCGTTGAGCAGCGTTCTTTTTATCTGGTGTATCTTTACCGATAATCTGTGTCTTGACCGGTCCCGCAGCAGGAAAGGTCTCCATCATTGTCTCAGCTTGAAACTTCACTACGGCTTCTGACAGCAGCGGATGATATACACCACATGCACCGGGCCAAGGCTCAGTGCGCTCTTCAATCTTAAGACCTAATAACTGCAGACCGTCAACATAGGTCTGTATCCAGTCTTTCCTAGATGAGATGTCGTTGTCAAAATCACCAATTAAGTCGTTTGCAAGTGACTGCAGCACATTGTCACTAATATCTTCCGCAAGGTTGCGCTCAAACTCATCGTCATCTTCTTCTGGCTCAATGGTCAACTCCATATCACCTTGACGGATTGTCAGACTTTCTGGGTCTTCAATTTCAATTTCCAGAGGTTCTTCTTGAGCAGCAAGCTGGTCAATACCTTGGGGTGCTGCATATAGTGCTTTATCAATAGCCATAATAAATCCTTAGATTGTCTTCGAGCCGCCTTTAATTGGCTTGTCTATAAAACCACCCACTTTATATCCTAATTTTTCACTTATACTTTCAAGTATTCCCGAAGGCTTTTGTTCTGCTCGGTATTTATCAATTAAACCTTGATACCTAGGAATATTTTCTTTATAT